TTTCTGGATCTGTAAAATCCATGTCTTCATAAGGAAGCTCATAACAAAATTCCAGCATATGATTATTCAACTGCTGTCATTCTATCATATATTATTTGATTGTCAACCTGGCGGTGTTGGATCTGCGTTCTCGTATGGTATTGTACCGTTAGGTCTTATAACATATGCTTTTATATGATGATCTGCATCTGGTAAATTCTGTGGTTGTGGGAACCAATCATAACAGTTGTCTACTGCTTGCTGTTCTGATTTAAAATAGTAATATACATGCTCTAACTCAAATATTCTATCAATCTCTGCCTCTGGTATCACATCTTCATAATATGTGAATACAGTTGCTTTTTTATCTGCTGCAAGTGTATGATATTTACTGTTGTCAATGATTATCATAAATTGATTAGATAACTTTGCATAATCAGCAATTAACATATCTGTTGTTTTTGGATTTAATGATACTAACATTACTCTTCACCCTCTTCAATAAATTTAAGTAAAGCATCAAGTGAATTATCACCTGTTGTTGGTTGTGCTTTTAATCCTACGTTAGTCAATCTAGATAGTGGCATCTTGTCTATTGCTGTAGTTCCTATTGTGAGAGTAAGATAGTTAACCAATCTACTGGAAAATCTACTGTAAACAGTTTGATTCATTGTATAGAAATGCTCAATGGTATCAGATAAGTATTCCTTACCATCATCCATTTCAGCATGTTTGAATGGTGTCACTGGAAATACTACAGTTGCTGGTTCTGCAACTTCACCATTATCTGTAGGTACATCTCTTAATTTCTGTCTATATGTTACCCACTTTGCTTTTTCTGCGTCTGTAAGAGGAGCATCACCAAGTTGTGACCAATCACTGTCTAATAGTAAGAAATTTCTAATTAGTCTAAGTTTTGCCCAATTAAGAATATTATCCTTTGCATATCTTGCTGCCAATGCTTTTTCTAAATCATTCTCTTGTCCTACTCTATACTCTGTAAATTTCTCTTTTAATTTAGTATAAAGTTGATCAACATCATCTGGCATGAATGGATCTAGATCAAATTGATATGAAATCCATTTATATGTACCAGTCTTTTGATTTCTCTGGTACTTTGTTTTATTCATTTTAGCAGTGCCATCTTTATATTTGACAAACACTTCTAACTTATCTTTATCTGAATCCCATAAAGGATATAATATTGGAACTATTTCTTTAGTCCAAAAACCATCGTCAATAGTTTTAATAATACCATCAACTTGAATGTTTTTATCAAAGGCATTCAAATATAAAGATGTTTGTGATGGTGATGCTGTGGTCGTCATTTATAGTGCCTTAATTAAATACTTTACCCTATGGTATTTAGTGATGAGAGGAATGTCATTCTCTGCAGTCACGGTTGCAGTCGTAGTTATGGGTGTAGATGATGACATTGTGAATGTACCATCATTAATTTGCAGTGATGCATCTAAAGCTGTTACTGTTCTTCTAACTTGATCAATACCAGTATCAGAATTTACTGGTTCCCCTGCTGCATTTAAGTTACCTTGTAGCGTTGCACCACCAGTAGAAATAAATGTGGTAGAAAATGTTGGAGCATAGAATAATGTTATTGCTCCCAATCCATAGTTATCATCAAATGGTGATGAGGTTTGATATTCACCCGTTCTATTTTGTTCAAATATAAGATATATAACAGCATCTTTTATTTGGGATGTGTCTCCTACCACAAAATCTTTTGCTTGCCAACCAACTGCTGTATCTGATGCTGGAAGTGATATTGACTCAAATAATGTTGAGTTATTTGATCCCCCCTTTCTATAATAAACATCTAATTGCTGTGATGGTTCTTCTCCACCGTTTTGACCACTACCTCTGATCATAGTAAATCTTATATTATTTACATTTGTCATATCAAAAGGTCCTACCTCATACTGTCTCTTTCCTAATGCATCAGTAGCAGCACCTGTAAATGGTAGATATTTTGAAATTTGACCTCCACCATTTTGTGGTATGCCACTACCACTAAAACCAGCAGTGCTTCCAGTTCCTAATCCAAAATCTCTTGGTTTCATATTTTCATCTGTTGATGATTGCCATATATTTGCTGCCTGTGAACTACCAGTAGGGTTACCCGCTGAGTCACATTCATAAACTCTCCCTGCTGGACTAGTAATTGTACCTGGCACTGTAGTTCCTTCTTCTTGTCCAGAGTATGTTATTTTCATATATCCATTACCACCATTAGTACCAGATCCACCACCTTGTCCTTGGTTACCTAAACTCATGACTGCTGAAGGACTGATGTTTTGAATTTGAATGCTAACTCTACCACCTTGTCCACCAGCACCACCAACAGGATCATAATATTCTGTGACGTTAGAAAATTTTATTTTTACATAACCAGGTCTACATGGATCAGCACCGAGAGAATCTAAACTAAAACCACCAGAACCCCAAATATCACTTCTAACTGCAGATACACCAGCTGTTCCACCTTTTCCTCCACCATTACCATTATGTCCGATACCAGCAGTACCACCTTCACCACCAAGTCCAGCCTGACCAGTTACTCCACAACCTGATCCTCCACCTCCACCGCCACCAGCAGAGCATCCAGCTGAACCTCCACTGACACCACTAGCAAAGTCAAGAGCACTTGTTGCTATTACGAGTCCTTGAGTAGCTGGTTGAGCGTCACCACCTTTGTAACAAGGATCAGTAGTATTACCACCGTTGAAACCACCACCTGATCCACCGCCACCGCCTCCACCGCCAGCACCAGCGAGTAAGACTCCATTGTAATATACACCAGTAACACCACCACCAGAACCAGCAGTACCACCATTACCCCATGCACCACGAGCACCTTGTCCAGATATTGTACCACCCGCACCTTGTACACCTACGTTTCCTCCTCCTGCTTGGAAATGACTTCCAAAGGGGTTACTTGGATCATTACTATGTGGTTGAGAATTTTCTGTTCCAGTACCAACACCACTGGTAAATGGAGGACCCCATGCCACACCAGTTAATGGGTTGGTTCCAGTTGTTCCTGTAGCATTATTTCCTGATCTATCATTTTTACCAGGATTACCACCACTTCCAATCTGCCAACTAATGGTTCCAGAAGTAAACTCTGTATTTCCAAATATTCTTTCACCTCTACCAGCATATCCACCACAATGATCTTTATCTGCTCCTTCAGTTGGATGAAACTTACCACTGTAAGTATAAGGCCAACCTGGCCATTGTCCTACACAATCAGAGTTAGCATTTCCATTACCTGATCCACCGCCACCACCAGATATTGTAAGTTCTATGGTTCTACTGAGTTCATTCTCTGCAGCTGCAGGAACTGACCATGATCCATTAGTTTCCCATTGTTGCTCAAATATTCCGTTATTAACTTGTGATTTTGCAATAGATGTTCCAGTACCACCAGTTGATGTTGATCCAGGTTCTACACCCTCTACTTGATTAACACCACCACCATATACATCATTTTGACCATTTCCAGTCATACCACCACTATTTCCAGCATCACCATTAGTAGTGGTAATACTAAATCTACTATCACTTAATAATGCAGCAGGAACTGATACACTACCACCTTGTCCACCAGCACCACCACTATTTCCAGATTTTCCTCCTTTACCACCCTCAGCAGTTATAGTATAGAAGTTACCATCAACAAAAAATGAACATGAGCAGTTCTGTCCATCTTGTCCATCAGTATCTTGGTCAGCACCACCACCGCCAGGTGCAACTAAACTAATCTCAACAAAAACAACATTGTCTGATTCTGGCGGTGCATCTACGTTTACACTAGTTGGTGCAACATATTGTAAGTCTTTAACTATGATAGCATTGCCAGGTATTTCAAATTCTGTTTGTTTTCCACCTACCAATGTACTACCATCAATAACATATGCTTTTGGATTTGCAGTAGATTCTTGCTCTACAAAATAACCATTTGCTAGTTTTACTGTTATATTTCCTGTAGCAGGGGATGATGCTGGTGTTTCACCGTCTCTTGGACTTGCAGTAAACGCAATGTTAGAGAAAGAATCAGATCCTATAGTAAAATTACCACTATATGCCACTGGCAATGCACCACTTACAGTGACTACATCACCAACTGAAAATCCATGTGCACCGTCTGTATTAACAGTAATTAATTGAGTTGGTATATCATATGTCATTGAAGTCACAACTATAGTTGGTGATTCTGATATTAAATATTGCGTATAGTTAGGATCGGTTGAATCAAACGAAACTCTATCACCAATACCTTCACTATTGCCATATGTTGCTGTAAGTGAGTTCTGTAATGCTTCACCAATTAAACCATGAGAGTGACCTAGTGCCTGTCCACCAACACCAGCTGGTTCAAATAAATTGACATTTGCTCTACTATTAAGATATGCTACAGCATACTTATCAACTTCTGCTGCACCTAATTCTGCTTGTTTTGTCTCATCAACCTCTACAGTTAACATTCTATGTGTATGTTCTGGAGGAAATGGAAATACATAATCTTGTATAGGTCCTATCTGATAATCAACACTACCAATAGCATATGCAGGGACGTCTGCTGTAATTGTATTGTATCCTGTAGTTTTTATATCACCAAGAGTAAAAAACTCTCCACTATCAATCACTGTATTTTTAGCAATATACCACCGTCCACCAGTCTGTCCAACAAAGTTATTAACTGCATTTTCTGGTGTTGCTGTTCCTGCTCCGTTGACAGTACCAAATCCAAGTATTTTTCTTTGTCTGTAGTCTGGTAGATTAAATGTTCCAATATTATATGGATAATCTCTCAATTGAAAACTTTTTTGTAACCCAATTTTAGGATGTATTGGTGGTCCTATTGGTTGGGTGAAGTCCCATGTATAATCTGCTGCGTTATATGTTGACATATCCACAGTGTCTGGGAGTAGGATAAAATATGCGAACTCATTTGTTTGTGCCTGTGAATTTATCCAATTAAGTTCTGTTAAATTAATACCTTCATCTACATCACCATCAAGAAAAGTTTGGTATGCTCCTTCTGGTGTTCTGAGTCTATAAAATGTTGTTGTATTAAATGCTTCATTGGAGGGAAATGATCCAAGTGATCCTGATTCTTGAAGAAATCTGAGTAAAGTATTATCTGGATATGGTCTTTTTACATTTACCTTATCGTTTGTAGGATCATAATAAAATTGAAAAAATACTTTGTTGTTATAAACAAACGATCTTCTCAAACCACCTGGTTGAGTATGAGCAGTTTTATTCACTGCCACTGATCCACCATATTGAGTTCCTATAATAGAATACAACTCTGGATAGTCACGAATATTTAATTCTTTACCATCACAATATAAATGCTGTGGATATGTGTACTCTGGGTCATTTGAATTAAGGTTGACATCTGCAAAGACAGGAAGAATTGATCCGACAGGAGAATGGTTACCAGTCTTATCGGAATAATAATTAGCGTATGAATTCCTGTATGTTGCCATCTTAATATTTAATTAAAAATTCTTGGACTAGAAATGGTTGTATATAACCATCTGCTTTGTTTTCTGCGTTCACATCAATGTTAAGTGTTGATGTTATATTACCACCAGGAATGTATGCTGGTTGTGTTTTGACTTGATATGTATGTGGTTCTTGATTGAAAGGAACCAAATGTTTGTGTATACATTCATTACCAAACTCTTCTACGTCAGTAACAATATTGTTAAGAGCACCATATGAAACAGTGTTTGCTGTTCCATCAAATGGAACTTGAGTTGCTGCTGATACTAAAGATGGTGTATAGTTTGGAACTAATGATGCCCATGCATTATTACCACTGATACTAGAGTCAAACTGTGTACAACTAGCACCACCAATACCACATCTATTTTCAGTTTTACATGACATCTCACCATTATATGTGATGTTACCACATTGTCCTGATCCAGCACCGCCAGGTACATAGATTGGAAATCCTGTGCTTGCTTTTGTACCTAGAGTTGAACATTCAAATTGTAATGTAGTTCCTGTTGGTACACCAGTTCCTGCGGGATCTAGCTCAGGAATATCGCCAGGTATCAAACACTTAGATGTCTGATCGAAGTTACAACCTGACCAACAACCACCGTACCATGTGTGAACCTCAGGAGGAGGACTACTAAAGAATCCAAAACATGATACTGTTATAACTCTTTGTTGTCTCGATGCAACTATCGCTGACGCAGCTGCCTGACATAATGGTTGTTTGGTATTGTTTACCCATGGCATGATACACAAACTAGACTTAGATGAGTATGAGTTTCTACCAAACAAACCAAATTCATTTGTTGATGATGCAGTCCTTGATCTCTTACCATCATGGAAGTGAGCATGTGGTTGGAATGCAGTTGCTAATACTTCTGTCTCTTCTGTGTAGTTACCACTAGACTTAGTGAAACCAGGTTGTCCTGTAATTTCAATTGTCTGTGATGGTAGGAAAAAATTACCTTGATACTGTACAGTAAATGTAGTACCAATATTACTGGTTACATCTAATCCTACACCAGATTTAGTTATCTCTACTCCTGCATCATTGTCCAAATATGTGTCAAGATAAGTTCCTAAGTTTGATGAAAATGATGTCTTGGTAGACTTTGCACTAAGATCTGGTACTTGAAATTGATTATCAAGTAATGTTGTGTCTGGTTTTTTATATCTACAATTTATCCCTGTGCCTAATATCGTAGCAAGTTCTGGAAATACTTCTGCCTGATAAACTGCACCATCACATCTCAAATAACCAGCAGGAAGAGTTTGATACAATGTTGGATCTTCTGGGTCTGATGATGCTAATTGATTAGACCAGTTTATAATAGAACCAGTAAGAGTTCCTAATTTTCCTTTTTCTTTTGAATATAATACTGCCATTAGTATGCTCTGATGATATACAGTACGACTAAGGATGGTGTGTTAGGATTAACCTGTACGCTCAATCCTCTGTCTACATCTATTGGTTCTAAGTTTCCAGTAGTCATATTATTTATGAGTATAGTGTTAGGTAAATTCATTTGTCCTAACGTCATTGCAATATCAATAGTGAAGTGATTGTGAGATCCTAATGAGTTAGCAGTGAATGCATCACCACCATGATTCAATGTGGTAGGATATGGAAAATCTCTACCAACTGCCTCTGGAGGTACGCCATAATAATCTTGCTCATCAGTAGATGGAGGAGTTGCACCATTACCTCTTCTTGCTAATGGAACTTGATCAGATACATAATAGTTTCTTTGTCCTAAGTATGTGCCAGGTGGTGGGAATGGAGCAGTGACTGCTGGTTGCTGTACTGGTACAATACATGAGTTATCATCTTGATATGAAACTGTTTGTCCATATGCCTGTACTGTTCTAGGAACTGATGGCACTTGTGGAATTACGTTAGAAGCATTACCATAATGGCGATGAGTATTCAAGTTTGGAAGTGAGTCAACAGCAGGGTCATATGCAGTCCATGTAACTACACCAGGATCATATCTGTCTGCCAATGGTTCAGCAGCAGTAGCACCCGTATCAGATCCCGTTGTATATTCTGAACTTGCAACCTCAAAATATCCAGCATCAAATAATCCAAGATAACCACCACCTATCTCTACTGATGGATAAAAACCATCTGGTGGTCTTGGGTGTGTATGTGTTGCAGTATGTTCAACACCTAGTTTTCTAGGTATAGTTCTAATAGTATCAAAATATGATGGAGGTTCAAGAGTAATACCTTTTATCTTTCCTGCTAGTTCAGACTCAACTTGTGCTTGAAATTGTACATCAATATATGATAATACATTTGTTAGTGGTTGCTCACCCTCAAATCCATTCAGTGAAACATAAGATCCGATAACCTGTAATTCTTGTGCACTCAATAGATTACTCTCTAAATCTATAAGTGCTTGTTGATTTAATGTTGGTAGATTGAATACATCATCATCGTTATAAGATGGATATGAATTTGATATACCAACGAATGGTTGACCAGGCTCTACTACAGGACCGTATAGATTACCCAATATCTGTGCCAATAAAGGATAGTCTTTTGCCTTGAGTTGAGCACCATTACAGACTACCCAACCTTTTGGTATGGCATCTGGAGACAGTGCTGACTCACTTGTACTACCAGTCCATGGCATGATTGTGCCTATAGGACTGGCCTTCTGTGCTTTTATACGGTTGTAACTTGGCATTTATTATACCTCCATTAACCACCAACCTTGTACGCTGGTTGGGATGCCTATTTGATCATTACTATCAACTGCTCCAAGATATACTAATGCAAATGCTGCATTAGGAGTCTGAACTACAAGTTCACCAGATGGATATGGAGTTAATCTATCTCCAAATAGTGTTCCTGTTGAATCACCTTGTATTGGTGTTCCACTTGTCTCAGGAGTTCTAACAACTAATGTTGTATCATACTTCAAGTTACCACCCACATCAATCATTCTTACAATATCACCTGTTTGTGGTGCAGCTGGTAGTGTAACGATCAATGTTTGTGTTGCTTGTACGTTTACCATGTAAACTATATTTGCAATCAGTATTAGATCTGCTTCTGGTGATGCTGCTGATAAGTATCTAGTATGCCTTGCACCAGTTGATGTAGTGAAGTTTTGTAATCCAAATGCATCAATCGAACGATTCTGCTTGATAGTGTATTCACTACCACCATTTACACCTAGATTCTGTACTGAGAATACATCAGCACCTGTTGGAGTTAATGTTGGAGTACCTGTTATTGTAAATGTTTTCTGAGCAGTTACATTTCCTAAGTTATCTACTGAGAATGATGGTTCACATGCTAATGATGTAATAACATTCTCTGGGCAAGATGTTGGATATAAGAACAGGTCACCTCTTGCTATCACACCAGCATCCCAGTTAATTAGACCTGAGTGATCTGCATGTCCGTCATCATTAACAAACTGGAATAATTTAGTTTGTTTAACACTATCATAAATTGTGAAGTTACCACCAGTTAATGTTAGATTGTCTGTTACATCCAATCTACCATTTCTGTATGATTTAGCACCATCACCAAGTTGCTCATTCATCTGGGTTGTATGAGTCTTACCATACAATCTACCGTTTACATGAGTTAGTATCTCAACACCAGTGGTTGTGTTTCTAAATCTTAACCACTGTTTGTAATCTAGTTTTTGTTGTGAGATATATCCTCTCTCTAGAATTACAGAGAGATAATCATTTGGAACCCCTGCTGATAATCTTTGTCTGATTTGAGCATCATTTACAAGAGATGGTATTTCATTCTTGATGATTCTTCTAACAGCATCACCAACACCATGACTCATTGCAACTGTTCCCTCTTGCTCTCTAAGAGCAACAATTATATTTGAACTTGGTACAATATTATCAATCTTCAATATTTCAATCTGACCAGTTGTTCCAGTAAATGATGTTAAAGGTCCTATGGCAATTAGATCACCAGGTGCAAACGCACCAGTTCCCTCTCCAAGTTGTTGAACTGGAATGTTCAATAGAGTAGCACTACCACCAGTAGATGTTGCTCCTGATATTGTTGTTTGAGCACCATTTGAATTTATTGTTGTTGGATCTGCGTAATAACCATATGCTACGATATCATCTGCAGTCAATGCTGATGGTAAATCAGCATTTGTAAGAATACCAGCAGCACTTGACCATGCTAAATTAAGATCAAATCTAGCAGCATGTGTACCAATTGTTGTTGTACCTGTGCATGAATCAACATCAAATGTAGCGTTGTTATTACCATCATTAATGACAAAGCTTTCATTTCTATCAGCTTTGAACTGAACTCCAGTTGCGACTGAACTTCCAATTACTGTTCTATTTAAGTAAACAGCACCACCAAATACGAAGTCAACATATGTGTCTTGAGCCATTTTAAGTTGACTTGAATCAGTTGTGACAGCAACTACATCTCCTCTCTTAAGGTCATCAATTGTTTTACCAGTAGATGTAACTACTACGTTTGTAATCACATTTGACTGTGCTTGTGCATCACCTGTAAATTCTATAGAACTCAATGTTCCACAACCACCATCCATGTCAAGTGATGAATTGATTGTTAGAACTGAGCCAGGTATGTTTGGATTACCAATTGTAACTTCACCAGTTACAGAATCAACTATGAATACATCCTCATCTGGATCAGCACAATTAGAAATTCTAAACTTCTGTTTCTGTTGAGCAAGAGGTGTAATAACCTTGATATATTCTGGAACTTTTGGTGAGTCATCTCTGTCAACAATAACATAATCATTGTTTGTTAGACTACCACCAAACTCTGAGAGATATACTGGATCAGTTGCACTGGTATCATTGTCAAGTGCTTGCTCTGTCCATGTAGCATCAAACTGTACATTAACTTTGTATATTGGTGTAGTGTCAGCATGGTTATCTAATACACCACCAAATGCACCGAATGGACGTCTCTTAACCTTAATATAGTATGGTGCTTCATTGATTCTTGTAAGTTCTACAATTTGTAGAATTTCTGGATGACCTGTTGCACTTGATCCTGTACCAACAACTGCACTATCAACTATAATGTAATCACTAGTTCCAAAGTATGGATCACCATTTGCTTTGACTGGTTCAAATTTAAGTGGTAAGTAGAACTCATCTCCAGTTAATGTTGGTAGAACTATAGGTTCAACTGATCCACCAGTATTGACTGAATCCTGATATGATGCTCCACCCCATAATCCTGCACCAGCAGTATCAACTTGGTTGTATCCTTCTTCGTTTGTTCCTTTAACAAGAACATTCAAGATGTCAATATTCTTATTGAATAGTGACTGAGATATTATACCATCTTCGTGTGCAGTTATGTCTGTTCCTAACTGTGCTCTTCCACCAGTAAATGCGAATGATGCAACACCACCACACATGTGTACATCACCATTGAACTTAGCAGATGCAATAACTTCTAACTGGTTGTTGATAGTAGTTGTACCACCCTGACCAGCAATGTTAATTTCAGATGCATTGGTAGCAAAGTTAATGATTGAAGGACCACCAGTATTAGAGAAGAAGTCAACTTGTGATGCTTGTGACTTAAGTGATACAGTCTCACCAATTCCCTTACGGAATCCTAACCATGCATCGCCATCAATCCTTAAGTTTCTAGTCTTAATCTTGGTGTAGGATAAGTCTTCATTAGTGTTAGCAAATGCACCACCAATTTCTACCTTAGAAATATTTGCACCAGTGCTGTCAGGTGTTACACCTAACCATATGTTACTATGCTCAGATGAACGACCAATATGTATGAATTGATCTGCTGTGCTATCATTGAATAAGTATGCAGTTGTAACCTGACTACCTATGTTTAATGTACCAACGAATGTAGTATCATCAATTAAATTAAATGTACCTGTTGTCTGTGATGTTCTAATCTCAGCAATTACACCGTTATCACCATTGACCTCAATGTCATGCTCAAATCTAGCATCATCAGTAAATCTAGATAGACCATTAACAACAAGTGCTCTGTCTAATTGTGAGTTATCTACATTGATACCAATACGACCACTATTTGTAGTAGCAACACGGAATGTAGCAACACTAGCATCTGGTGCTAGACTATCACCACCAATCATGAGTGCATTATTAATAGCAGTCTTATCACGAGATTGATAATCAGTATGCTCTAGGTAATCAGCAGTTGTTCTACCACTGATGAATACATTACCAACAACGTCAAGGTTTGCACGAGGATCAGTCTCTGTGCTTACAAATGCATTTTGATATGCACTGTGTGGTGATCTTGCAACTGTGTTAATACCTAACTTGTAATCACCAATAGTTTCAGTATCAGTTCTAATTACTTCTGCACCTAGAACACCAACTTCCTTGAAACTAGAGTTAGAGAACTCTATAGAAGGTTGAGGATTTAATTCTGTACCATTCTCATCAACTATTACTCCTTCCCATGCCTCTGTTGCCTGTGGAATTTGATCAATAACTTGGAAATGAACGTAGTTATTGTCTGGTGAGAATGGATCGCCAGGTTTACTATACACTTGCCATGTTAGATTTAATCTAGGATCATATGAGAAGTTCTTAATTCTAATTTGTGATCCACTCGTGATTCCAAGGTCACCATTTTTAACAACAACACCAGTTTGGAAGTTTCTAAATTCTAACTTAACAACATTTGTTCCATCAAATACGATATTGTCAATGACTGCACTCTGAGGACTGTTAATAGTATCACTAGGAATTTGTGAGAAGTAGTTTGAGAAGATCCAACCAAGAGAACCACTCTTACCTACCTCAACTCCTTTAAGTAATACATCGCCAGGTTGAACGGGTACGTTACCATAATTAGTTGTTTGTGAAACATCTATTTGAGATCCACCAATGTTCACACCAGCTTGATAATTAATTGATGCTGAATTATCTGGTGTTATGTTAGAAGCAATACCGCCAGAAGTGTGAGTTTGGAATAGGTATCTCTGTCCTTTTCCTCTAGCATTAAATTGGAATATAGCAGATTGTATTCTGTTTTTACTGAGAACAATATCTCCATTAAGTGGTGAGAATGCACCTCTATCTAATCCTTGATCTTGTTCCTCTCCTGTAACTGGATCAACAGATTTTACATTTGAACGGATGATAAATGCATGTCTTGATTGTAGTAGATCAGGATCTTGTACATTTATAATTACAGGTGATTCAAAGTTACTTACTAACTCACCGTTACCACCAACAACTGTAATATTCTGGTTGAATGTTACAGGAGTATCAAATGTGGTAACTAATCCTCCTATTGTATCGTTTTCGTCACCATCATCTGCTAGTACAGCAGCATCTATGAATGTCTCTTCACCAGTGATAGCATTGATTCTTCTGTTACCAATATACAAGTCACCTTGTGAGTTGATACCAGTGTAGAATACTATACCAGCATCCTGTTTCTTAGACTGTGCATAGAAATC